CGCATCCATCTAGATATATACCTCTTAATCCATCTGGAGACTCTGAGCCTAGCAAGGTGATACGAGAGCCATTAGGTAAATCTACACGCAGCTCTGTCTCGTTAAACTTGGTGTGGGGTATTTTGGCGGTAAACTGTTTCATGTAATCCCATGCAATACTTTTTGCTTGTTTGAAGGTGGGTGCAATGTAGGCATATCTAGGGTTCTTCTGTTTGGACAGTAATGCTGACCTAATTAAGTGGTTGATCATACATACTGTTTTGCCAAACCTTCTATGGCAAACTAATACATTCCATCTGTGCTTATCTATTTGTTTGTGTAAGTGAGCCTGGTGCTTTCTAGGTGTGTAGGGTATTTTAATATCCATTTTATTTTTTCAAAACAAAACAAGCAATATGTCTACCTGTTCCTTTTCCTTTTGATTTATCTTCTGTTGCTAACCATTTAACATCTCCAAGATTTCTTATTTCTGCTCCAGCTTTAATCATCATTAATACCCATTTATCTATAGGATAAACAAATACAACATCTTTGCCTTTTTCATGTTCAGCTATAGATTTTCTTACCCATGCTGTAGGACCTTTCTTTTTACCTTCATGTATTATTGATCCAAATGGTGGATTTACATAATTTGATTTACCCCATTCATTAGTCAATCCATCAAAATCTTCTGGTTTAGGATATGGACATGGATCGAAGTCAAACTTAAATTCATCATTAAGTTCTTTCATTAAATCATCTGGAGTTAGCCAATAATGTTTACCATCATCTCCATTACCTTTGTGAAACTTATTATCTTTAGGTTTTAGTTTTGAAGCCATATCTAGTGAACTGATTTGCTGTAATTATCTTCTCCAAAAGGTGTGTATTCAAATCCTATTTTCATCATGATGTAAGATGTAAATAGTTGTGCAGACTCATGGTTAGGCATACCAAAGAATTTGATTACAACATTGTTGGTTTTTTCTTCGATATAGCAAACACAATCTAGATCTTCTGATGAAAAGTAATTCATATACTAGATATAGTTTATTCTGTGTGGAATGAAAGCAAAAGGTGTGTGTGTATAAAGGTGTCCTCGAGTCCCATGTATATATATATAATAATCGGCGGTCGTTCTGAGGGGTATAGGGGGGTCAAGCAAATCAAAAAATCTGATCCTAGTCAGTAAAAATATATATAATGGGGTTACGATAATAAAAGATTATCAGTAATAGATTAATAAATTCTTTTAATTGGTTGATGATATAGATAGGTCAACAATGCTGACCGATATTTAACGAGAACAACAAAAAATTTTCTATGAATTAGAATAGTAACATTTCAATCAATCTTACTTTTAACCTTCACAACAATTCAATTATATTTCCAGGTCCTATATTCCAGGATCTAATAGATAAAAAAAACCTACCAATTAAAATTAATTAATCAGTAGGTTTAATTGTTTATTATTATTTAATAATTATTATTACACCATTTAACAAGTTTATCCTTAACAACCATAAACTCTAATTTATCTTTTATTAATTTTTTAGCTTGAGCTACAAACTTTTTATCATCCATTAATAAACCTGGATTAATACAAGTTTCATTAGCTACCATATTAATTAATATTTCACCTTTAGACATTTTTTTTATCCTTTCATTAATTGTTTTTAATCTTTATATATCCAATTTATATATATACAAGTATTATTTTAATATTTTTTGGTTTGTGATATTATTACAACAGTGTTGCCAGGATAACACACATTAGAATTATTCTAATCTAACTAAAAAAAATATATTTTGTATATTGACTTCAATAAATAAATATATATTTTGTATAAATAAATAATAATGAAAGGTAATAATAATATGACAAGACAAAATAAAATAGACTTTATCATTAATGAAAGACAACAATCTTTTGTTAATTTTTTAGAATATGTAAACCCTCAAGACAAAGACTTTATAAAATCTTTAAGAGAAGAATATTCTAAAATGGATAATGAAGAATTAAACATTGAATTTAATTATTACTACAACAACTAAGAAAGGAAACAATAATGAATAACTTAGACTTAAATATATTTAATTCAAATTATGATCAAGAATATTCAATTGAAATTACTGAAAATTATGAAGGTGATAAATTTCATGTAGTAGTTTTTGAAACTGATCAAACACCTAATGAACATTTTGAAACAAAAGGTTTTGATACAGAAAAACAAGTATATGATTATTTAAAACAATTACAAAACAACAACTAAAAAAAACCAATAAACTTGACATTAATAAATTATACAATTAATATAATAGAAAAAACGAAAGGAAACAACAATGAACAAAGAACAAAAACAAATCAAGAAAGTAATAGACAAAGCATTTAGTCAATTACACGTTTTAAGTAATATCACATGGACACCTTATAGAGATGAGATATTTAACTTAAATAAAAAAGATGAAAAGCAACATAGATTTAATAGACCTTCAAGCGACTTTGAAGCATCAATAAATGATTGTGCAAAAATGTTTACAGTAAAACATATTGCGGAAAGTTTGTTAAATACTGAAAAATGGACAGTAAAAGATTTATTAAGAATTAAAAAATCTTGTTTATATTCTCAATCAGTTGTTGAAAATTACAAAGATAAAATTCTTGACGCATGGAAAGATCAAGATTTAAAACAACTTGCTAGTCTTGATTATATATCTTTGATTGATTGGAAACATTACACAGAAATATTAGAAAGAAGATCAGCATAATTAATAATAGAAAGGAAACAAAAATGAAAAAACCAATTAAAAAAGAAATAGAAAACTTTAAAAAATATGTATGGTCCTTCTATGGTAGAGGTGAAGGTTTATACAAAGATTTTTTTGGAAATAATCTAAAAATGAAAGAAGTTGAAAGAGCAATAGAGATTAGATTGTCAAATATGAAACTTGACTTTGATGGGGATAGTATCGACCGAGAAATAGTTAGAGATATTATTTTTAAAATGCGAGATCCTAAAGCTCAAACAGAACATGAGTTTAAATTTAAAATAGAAAGGTAAATATGAAAGCTAAAAACTACAAATCAATCACAGAAATATTGACAAAAAAATACCAATGTAAATTCTATTTATTCATGGATCTAAAAGATTGTGAAAATAGAATTAAACAAAAAAGAAAGGACCGATAATGAAAAAACAATACACATTTTGGCGTGATGTTAATAAGCGAGTAAGAGAGGAATGCACAATAGAAGCTAGTAGTTTAGATGAAGCTACAAAAAAACATAATGAAGGTTATTGTAATTATGTTGAGGTTGATTCCTTTGATGAGCATGAAATATTAGATGAAGGAACAATAGAAAACGAGGACCAACAATGACAGATATAAATTTTTATTGTTGCGTTGTGTTTTTATTTGTAACAATAGTAATGATTATAACAATCTAATAAGGAGGAAATGATGATAGTATATGGTAAAACACCTAAAGAATGGCGTAAAGAAATAGGTCTAAAGAGCTTATATTATAGAACAGAAATAGTAATATTTCTTATTGGTTTTATTTTAGGATCAGTAATATTTTAATGAAAAAACAAGTAACAAAAAATAATATAATTGAGTTACAAAAAGAAACATTAAGAAATATCTTGAGTAGTAAGGGTATTATTTATCGTTACTACTTGAGACATCTTCAGCGGAAACATCAATCAAATCATCTTGATTATCTTCCCACGAAATACGAATAGAACTATCCGATTTAACATTAAGATTTTGCTTTTCTTGAAATAAAGAACTGACTCTTGGAGCTAACCATTTCAAATAGTTTTGCTTCTCTCTTAAAAATAATAATTCCTCATTAGACATTTCAGTTACATCAGAGGAAAATATTGCTAACATTTTCTCAACCAATGTTTTTATGCCTATCTCTTGAGCTTGGTTAAATTTTTCTTTAAACTTTGGATTTTGATCTAAGAACTGATAAAAAGAGATCAAGCTGATCTTTAAGGTGTCTCTGACTACGATATGGGGTATTCCGCCATCGTAAATAGTGGCGAGTATAGTATTTTGTTCTGAATCTGTCAGACTGACTGGCAAGTTTTTCTTGGTTTTGGATATGCTCTTTGATTTGTTCATCTGTTTTATCTCTAAAGTTTACTAAGTTTTTTAATCGTTTTATTTTGTTTTGTATAGGTACATTTTTATTGTTGTATAAACCTTTGTATTTCCTGGTCTTTGAATCTGTAGATTGAGATCCCCCATGAAAACGACAAAGCATACGTCTTGAAGTAGGGGTAAAGTAACCTTTTGCACGACATCGCTTACCGCTTTGCCTAGATATACCCTCACACCTTATCTTTATCTTTGGCATTTCCTTTCCAATCTAGATTATTTCTTTTGTTGTATGCAACCTTCTCTCTGTATCTTGGATTGCTATTCTTACTTATAGATTTGAGAGCTTGTAAGATTTTTTGAGGGGGAACGTATGTCTTTTTCTCATTGGCTGCTAATTCCTCTTTTCTCTGAATGGCTAACCTAACATAATAAGGATTGTTCTTATCCTTTCTCAAGTCTGTCAAGGGGAGCTTCGCTAAATTGTCAATTATTAATTGTTGATTACCTCTATTATTTTTTATGATTTCATCTATTGTATTACTGTATATTAATGTTTCTACTAATGTCTTTACATTTGAAACATTGGATGTTTCATTTTTATACATTGATGTTTCATTTTTATACATACCCTTCTCAAACTTAACAAACTTAGGGTTTATTTGATAGGTCTTACCAGACCTACCTTTGACAGTAGAGATCACATTTAATTTCGTAAGAGTTTGTAATGTTCTGTGAATTGTGGTTCTAGATAACTTAGTATCTTTCTCAATAGTTGAATGCCTTAATCCAGCTCTATAATCGTTAGATTTCCAACAATATTTCATCAAAGATAGATAAACCGACAGACAATTAGCCTTTTTAGACCCCCCAACCTTATCTAAATGGTGATAAAGTATGTATGTAAGCTGTAAAAATCCTCTAGTTTTTATCACAAGTGTGCCTTACTCTAAACTCTATTAGTTTTGATACCCATTCTTGAGCTGTGTAATCAACAAATTCATAATTACTATTTGTCCTTAAATGGTCTATTCTTGCAATCTTAAATGACATATAGGGGTTATAGCCTAATTCTCTTATTCGTTGATCTATGAGGCTCTGAGGCTTGGCAATAGGCAAATAAAAGATAAGGTAGGCTCTGCATTTAAGAGCTTGTGCAATCTTGCGTGTCATGGTGGTGTTTTTGTAGGTTTTACCTGTATATCTAGCAGTTTCACCAATAAAAATAATCTCATTGCAGCAAGGTTGATACTCAACACAATCCAAATCAATCATTTTTAAACGATCATCCATAATATATCTATGGAACTCTGAATATTCATCCCCTTTTCCAAAGTAATTAAACCTTGCCATTATTTTTTTTCTTTCAGTAGCTTTATCTCGTATTCTTTTGCTTCAATCTCTATCTCAAGTGCTAAGATTATGTCTGCTTGTTTTTTTATATACTTTTTTGCTCGTTTTAATTCTTGCTTACACTCAACCTCATCAAAGATACCTTCGTAGGTCATACTCCACACATACCTTCACACTCATTGTTGAACATATCTAATTGCTTATCTGTTTCCTTCTTATCAAACTCTATTTCATCCAAAGGTTTCAATGATCTATGTAAATACAATTCACTAGTTAATTTATCATTTCCTTTTCTAATAAACTTATCAATCTCAACAGCTTCATCAAATTCTGATCTGTTATTTTTTTTCATTTCATACCAAAAATTATCATTATGATATGGACAAAATATACAAGCAGATTTTTCTGGCAAAGGAAACTCATTCTTCTTCATCCAATCAACACAATCTTGCCTTGACATTTTCATTTCAATTAATGGATGTCTGTTTAAAATGTATTTGTCTCTTGCAGGTTTCATTCTTTGTATTTCATCAGTAGAAATACCAATCCATTGTTCTACATACTTATCTTTAGGAAAGTGTTTACCTTTTTTAACACCACTTAATTGTCTTATCTTTTGTCTTATAGGTTGGATCTTATATCCATCGGTGCATTGTCTACGAAGCATACCTTTTTTACCAGTTGCTTTTTCTTTAGTAAAAAAAGGTGCGTTAGGCATCCTCTTACTTTCATTAATATAATCTTTTAAATCATCTTTAATATTTCCTGCTGACACTCTTATGATTGGAAAAGGTAAAATTTTTTCTAATAAATCTAAATATAAATAACAGCTTTTACTTTCAAAACCTGTGTCTGCGAAAATGCAATAGTCTGGCATAGGTAATTCACCTTTAGCTGCCATCAAAGCCATTGCTGAACTTTGAACTCCTGCACCCAAACTTATTATTGTTAAACTTTTACTTCTATCTTTATCAATCATTTTAATACTTCTATTTTTTTGACAACAGATCTTGGATATACTGTAGTGTTGCCAACTGTTAATGTTCCATCATCATCAAAGCTATGCGATGCAAATATAATAAGTTTCTTTTGGTCCTTATATAATAAATAACCTGTATCTTCACACCAAGAATAGATTTGATCTTTTGCTTTTTCTAAACTAGTCCATTCAGAATTACTGACGATGTCGACCCAATATATTCTAACTCTTTTGTATGGAAACTTATTTGCCTTCTTCATAGTCCCACCATGCTTCATATAAATCTTGTAAAGTTACTTTACCTTTAGTTACTTCTAAAATTTTTTTAACCATGTTTGGTTTAGGAAATCTTTTTTCCTTAGACTCTAAACACCATCGTTGCACATTAGTGGCAGGATTAATTCCTGTTAAGTTTAATCTTCTACCAAATTCGTAGTGAGATATTTTTTCTTTTTTCCTATACTCGCTTAATTTCATATTTCTCCTTTGTTTTTTATCCTTTTAGGTTGTATATATAGCATATAAACAGTTTGACAAGCAAAAATTTATCTGTATAACTATTTAAAAAAACGAAAGGAAATATGATATTAAAAGAAACACTAAAAAAACACTTCATTAATTTTAATGGAGGTCAAGGGTTAGACCATTGGTCTCCATCTTCAAGCCAAAACTTTACAAGATTAGTTTGTAATTATTCTTTACCACAAAAGTTAAGAAGAACTTTTAAGATAAGATACAAAGCACCCTTTGGAAACCTAGTTAACAACACAGCTCAAAGATTATTGTGTGAAGTTCTATTTCAAGGTGAGAAAAAAATTACCTTAGAAAATAAAAACTATGATGAAGTATTTGAGCAAGAGTTAAAGGCAATAGATAAAGATAGTCCACCAGTAGATAGCAAGGATAAACTTGCAAGAGAGATGATGATTAGCTTCGCACATCCAACAATCGAGAACATGAAAAAATGTGTCAAAGAAATATTTGGTGATGCAAAATTAGTTGCTGAAAGATATGTGTCAAACAAAGACAAAGATATGATCCATGATATTATTGGTCGTATAGATTATGAAAGCAATGACATCATAGGGGAAGCTAAGACTAAACCAGTTAGTATTAAAAAGCGTAGAGGTAAAGATGAATACTACATGGCAACAACGCAGCTACCTAACGATCCAGACCCAATGCACGTTTCTCAAGTTGCGTTCTACTATCATTGCACACAGAAGAAACCTTTTTTGTTTTATGTAAATGAAAATGAATATACAATCTTTGATGATGGACACGATATGTTGAGACCAGATTATTTAAAAGAACAATACCATCTTATGACCCAAAGATTAAAGTCATGGGAAGAGTTAATTGTTTTCTGTGAAGGTAGCTTAGAGAAGTTAGCACACTTTGCAGAACCACCAGAATTAAATCATCCTTTTTATTATAGGGATTTAATAGACGATCAAAAAAAACAAATCAAAAAACTATGGGGGTTAAACGCATGAAACTAAATATATATCAAAAATTACATAAAGCTGCTTGTGAAGCAGGAGGTGTAGCAAAAGGAAAGAAAGTTCCTGGTATG